CGACGCCAAGCTATGCATATCAAACGGAAATGGGATAAGTACCAGAATCCTGTTGGTATACGGCTCGATGCGTCGCGGTTTGATCAGCATGTGTCTTTGCACGCACTGAAATATGAACACTCACTGTATCTGGATCACCCACTTTTTAAAGCACTCCCCTCTGACTATAGGGTTGAGTTCCAAAATTGCTTGAGGAAGCAACGACGCAATGCCGGTAGTGGCTATGCGCGAGATGGGCGTGTTGATTATGAGGTCGAGGGTAATCGCATGAGTGGCGACATGAATACCGGCCTCGGGAATGTGTTAATAATGTGCTCCCTTATGTGGACGTATCTCCAATGGATAGGCGTACGAGCCTCCCTTGTGAACAATGGTGACGACTGTTGTGTGATATGTGAAGCTGAGGATGAAAAACGAGTAACAAAACCATTGAAGCCCTGGTTTGATGAGATGGGGTTTGATATGACGATTGAGGGTGTGGCACGAACGCTTGAGAAGATAAAATTTTGCCAGTGTCACCCAATAGAATTGGAGGATGGATGGATAATGGTCCGAGACCCACATCTCAGCATGGGTAAGGACGTAATTAATTTGAAACAGTGCGAGACACAACGACAGTATGACGATTGGCGTGCAGCCATCGCCGGTTGTGGTCTCGCCCTCACCTCAGGGGTGCCTATAGCACAAGCGTTTTACATTGCGCTTGGAAAAGACACCAATTATGAGGGGGCGATGGAGTTTTGCGGTATGGTTCAATTGGCAAAAGGATTGCACAAGAGGGTGCGTCCTCCACACTGGCGAACACGTGTTTCATTTTATAAGGCATTTGGTGTGATGCCTGATGTGCAGGAAGACTTAGAAAACAAATTACAATTACAAGAATTAAGTCGATTCAATCCCGGCGTGGACACAAGGTGCGATGGAGTTATCGGGACCTTGGATTTGGCCATGCGGAATTGAGATGGGGTTGGGGGGGTCAAATGGGCCAAAACGGTGAGGTTGACAGCCTCCTGACGATGTCAGTATTTCCGTGCTAAGTTCGCAAGATAAATGCCGACAGACTGCACGGTCCAGCCTGGTGAAGGTGCCCCCTTGATGTACAGTCGCTTGAAGGAAAACAAGGGCGCCCACATAAACCAAGAAGCAATGAGTCCTTTAAGAGGAATGAGAAAATCAATACCTGCGGCACGCAGACCAGCGGCGCAGAGAAAATCAAAACAACCTCAACAACAACAACAACAACAACCAAAACAGAAACGCATGCGAGTGCGGAAACCTCGAGCACGGCCGGAGAATCAATCCCAGCTGAGCTTTCCCCGAGGTGGTAGGTCAAT